TTGCTTCGGCCAATACGACCCGAAGAGCTGCATCAGTGGACTCGACCTCAAGAGATATCGCTACCACGAATCAAAATAGCAGCATCCAGATTATGAATGCTGTTAACAATTCTAGTACAGTCTCTAACAATAATACGAGTAGGAATGTATATCCTAGTATGGTACCAGTTTCTCAGGCACTCTCACTAACTTAATCACCTACAGGTGCTTCAGAGGCCAGCATAGGAATGTCTGTGACTAGCTGGCAATCCTCGTATTGGTTAGCATACATGTCTTCCAAGTCAGGATGATAGAACCCGTTGCCAGACATTTCCTCCCATGCTCGCCGCATATCCTGAATGGTAGCCTCAAGACGTTTCTTGTGGGCACCACCTCCAAAGAACTGATCATAGTAACCGGGGACACCCAGACCATGATCTACTCGTATGGCCATGGACATTAGAAGTCCTCTTGATGGTTCGTTATGGCCTTGAGGGGCGTTGTCGGGCACGAGTGATTCCTTTCACTTTGAATGCAGCATTCATAAGGCCAACAGTTCGAGACTTCATTCGAATTGCCATATTGTTTTCTGATTGTATCGAGGATATAATTCTTTCGATACCAGTCTTGGTCTTAGCCTTGGCGAGTGCGTGCTGAAAATATCTCACATTACTGAGATAGAAGATATGTGATTTATGATAATGGCGTGCGTCCCGGACGAGTATTTCGACGGCACGCTTTCGCTCAAGATATTTATCAGCTTCCTTTGGGTATGATTTTCTATGAGCATCCATTATTTCCTCACAATTACCTAGGGAATGTCTTGATGCATCGTTAGAATTGGGGGCCACATATCCACATGACTGACACACGAATACGCCAGAGCTATTATTACATACGAGCGTGGCCATTTACTAGACTCCAACAGGGGCAGTAGCATCGGTGACATTGATCACCATATACTTATGGATTATAGCATCATTATCATTGGACTTGATGTTCAGTATTGCCAGCCCGAGAGCCTCTGCCAGAGAATGACAATTGAATGCCTTCAGCGTGTTCCAATTCTTATGATCAGTGCCCGTATAGTTTACGAACACCGCAAAGTCAGCCAATCCATTATTAAGCATGTTAGCTCCCTGTCGTCTCTAGAATTAATCTGATGTGACTTTTAATAATCTCATCATTATCACAATCACTTCGTGGCCAGACTTCATCCTTATATTTAGGAAAGACGCTATTGATACGTTTTTCGATAGACGCACAGTCTAATCTGAATTTATCACGTTGCTCTACAAAATACTTTTCATCTAGAGTGATCTGAAGCATGTCCATCCTAGAGAGTACAACTCTCTCATATGCTGCCCCAGAATTCAAAGCAAAGCCCGGTATGGCCTCTTCCCAATGACGACATCTGGTAGCCCACTTGGCATCAGGCATATCGTCTGGTTGATCGGCGTTATCCCAGTAACCATATTCGGATAACGATGTGACATCATCAATGTCCATATACGCATCCACGCGCCTGCTATGACAATTGAGCAAGGCCAATATTCTTCCCCTTGATATCGGGAAGAATATGATGTGAATGGTTGGGTCCATACCTTCCGGCATAAAACGATCACCCACCATATGTTTGGCCGTATAGAACCCAGCAACTGCCGGATCGGTCTTATGCGCATAGCATTTCATAACTTCGGCTTCGCCCGGCCAGAGAGACACGCCGACATCCAAGGCATCCATGATAGAACGATATCGAATCGCTAACTCGGCTTCATATGCTCGGATAGCAGAACGTTCAGCTACTTCCTTGACTTGATCGGTCACCGCATTCATAGCAGCAATTTGCGTCATACCGCGCAAGTTTACAATCAAACCATTATATATTTTCGTACTCATGTCACAAACCTTTATTTTTCGATACTGCCATAGAGGACCATGAGAAGATCATCAAACCCTTTATCTCTTTCGAACGAATGGACGATACCATCAACGGACAAAGCGGCATACTCACCTTCATACCAGACAGACCCGATACGATCAGTATTGATCCATATCGGGTATCCCTTCCGGGACATGACTTTTACAAATCTGTCTGAATTAGATTTTTGCAATTGAACGCACCTTACGCCATGCCCACACAAATGGGGCAGCAAGCAATCGACCGAGTACAACAGCGCCGACTTCATTCCGATATTGGAAATCCTCAAGCTCGGCATCTGCCTGTCGGCCATACGTGGCATTCAGAGCAACCTTGCGATCATAAGCTTCGCGCCGTTCGGCAGTCCAGTTATCATCAAAAGCCATTGTAATATTCCTTTGGTTGGAGTTAACTTGCATTCAACCTACTCGATGGGATTAGAGTTGTCAAGTGCCTCTTGCAGATTAGCAATGTCATCCGACATCAATTCGATTTCAGATGCATAGTAATCTCTTTCGTCTGTGAGTTCAGCGACCTTGGCATTATACTCTTCAATAGTTACATGGGTAGCCGATCTATTGCCGCCTTGGAGAATAACATCAGTGAAGCCGGGGACATACATGGTTGGCATCAGCGACACATACCCAGTAATCAATTGCTCAACAATTGGCTTAACTTTCTCAAGCGCAATTCTCAAATTGTCGGTGTCTTGGTCAGTAGAGTCATGGACTGAATATTTAGTAACCTCACTATACGCATTGGACATACGTTCCGCTGTCAGATCACCCAAATGATCCCACAGGCATATATTATCCAAATTCGAGGATAATCGGGAAATAATAGAACCACTTACAGGAATATTACTGTCAATATCATCCAGACATTGGTCAATATCGAGCTTCACATTCAAGGCACTTGAAAATGAGAACTTTCCAACCCTACATGATAACATATTCATACTATCAAGCCTAATCATTATACGTCTCCTATTTCCCAATATCATAAATTAAAGCTTTGGAGGTGTCAATAAAAAAGGGCACTAAGATTACTCCTAGTGCCCTTCTCTTATTCATTGGTATATATTAATCATCCAATGACATATTCTTGAAGAAGTCGATGTTGGCATCGAGATCATCATCATCATCATCATCATCAATGGGCATTCTCATCTCCCGGATCGTCTCGGCAGTATCAGAAATCATAGGTGATCGACTATCCACTGTTGGTCGTACTGGTGCAGGAGCAACAGGAAGTGTTGCAGCACCGGCAGCAGCGGCCTTCTGAGATGGGGACAGTTCCCCAAGCACAGCATAGAGTTCTGCCTCTAGCTCTGCATATGTCCGGAACTTATCCGGAGCAATCTCTGCTTCCAAGGGATGCATGCTGTTATACACCATCTCTTGCATCTTATCATCACCACCATACAATGGGCTTTGAGGCTCAAAGTATGACTTGGCATATGTCCGCTGCTTGTTAGAACCAATCTCATACATCAGTCGAAGATTGGCACCCTCATCGAAGTCGAACGGATTGATCTTTGGAATGTGAGGGAACTTGGGTTCCATTGCATCCTTGATCATATCGTAGACAGTGGCACCGAAATCATAAATCCACACCTTACCTACTGCGTCTGGATTATTATCGTCTTCCAGAACCACAATGTTGGCATAGTAGTGAAGCTTGCGCTTATACTTTCGGGCAAGGTCTTCCCGTCCTGCATTCCACAGGGCACGATTATAGTCGCCTACAGGATCGTCTTGATTGAGAGTTGATAGTGAGTTCTGTACATACCACTTTCCGGTTGGTCCTTGGAAAAAGTGATTGAAGAACTTGACGTATTCGAATGTGTCACCATGGTTATGTGCTGGTCCCACAAATCGAATGAGTGCCGTACCGTTACCGGCCTTGTCGGCAGTTGGCTTCCAGATACGATCATCGCCTGATGTTTTAGTCTGATCGATCTGCTTTGCAACTTGGATCATTTCCTCGACCGAACGCCGAGATTTCTTAAAGTCTGAAAAACCCATGTGTATTATTGCTCCATATTAGCTTTTATTGATTTTTGTTATCACGGAGGTTCATGATGTAAGGGTGAAGTATACCATACATTGACTATGATGTAAAGTGTTTTCTCATAATTTCTGCAAATTTTTGGAGACGGGTTGGACTAAGGTCCATAAACGATCTATACTTTTGCAGCTTGAGTTTCACCTCTGGCCATAGCAATGTATCGGTGATACGATCATCGTTCTTACGAATGAAATCTGTGATCGCATCGATGATAACTACTGTCTCGATAGAGACTTCAATAGCTATCATATCTTGAACGATTGATGGAACATTACCATCGACCGAAACAAGAATTTCTTTTAGAGGATGTTCGGACAATTGTCGAACGTCGCTCTCGAATGTGTATGTCAGAGATTCTTGACGGGCTTCCCATTCTCGGAAAACATCATCGTCCATATCTCCAATCCATGTGTTGTCTGCCAGAAAGTTGGCGACGAGATATCCTTTGACATTATCTGCCGTACGGAGTTTTCTTGCAAGACGCGCAAAGAACCCCTTATCTCGTCGCTTCCAATATGATTCGGGAGTCGCATGAGACTTCATATTATATTTGATGCAGTCATAGCTCTTACTGGTGAAGTGCAATCGGATAGCATTATACATCTGATAGACTTCGACCGCATCAACCATCATCATCACCGTCTATGGCGTCGTTGATGATATCGATAAGATCATCGATAGTGACGGCACCACTAGACAAGCCCTCATGTGAGAACCCACACGCCCCAAGAACTCGTCTTTGAAACGTCATCAAGTTCCCATTCTCTTCTTGGAGAGGAATAACTGCGTTGGTGGCGATCACCAATTGGTCCTTTAAATTATTGCGTTGAATGGTAAGTGTCTTGTGATCTTCGATAATATCTTTGGCATGCAGGACTGTCTTGGATTGTTTTTCTGTTATAGCCCTAAGCTCTTCGACAAGATCGATCATATCGGGGGTATCCATAATCATCAGATGATGCCGGTCATTATACTCAAGATTTGGGAATCGTTGTAATATTTCTTCAAATGAGTCGATGGGATCGCTCTCCATATGCTGATGGAGAGCAACATCATACAAAGCCTTACCATGGGAAATTTCACACAAGTCCCCCATTGACAATTTGAAATCGCCCGAAGTTGCCTTATCAACTTGGGCAGCATCAGGCAGTTGCGTAGGCAGTCCCGACCGCCATAGTGCATATCTGTTGATAATACCAGTATCCATAGGATGTTTAGATGGAAGCATATAACCAAAGGCTACGAACCACTTGGCATAGGGTTCAAATTTGACATAAAATGTTGCCAAGGCGTTTTCTTCATCACATTTTACATCTTGGACACACTCAATGAAAGTGTCAATGAGTCTGGTATGCCAAGTGGTAAAGGCCGTGTGCTTGTCGTCACTATCAGTGATATTTGAATGAATATTACCAGCAAACGCCTGAAACCTATTTGCAATAAATCGTGACGGATCGCTTACGATAACTTCGCTTGTTGACTTATCAACTAAATCATCGTGATCATATTTAGCCATCGGTATCTCCAAACTCTTCAATAATATTGACCGTATCATACGCCTTTAACATCCGAAGGTCAATAGCTTCCTTCTCAATTTTATCTTGGATGTATTTCGGGATTAATCCACCTACATCAGCAGGGTCAAATCCACTGTCCTCACATACCTGAAGGACTGCATTGATATAGGTCATCTCATGATCATCGACCACAACTTGGACCAATTCACCAAATTCAGAATTTTTCATAATCTTAGTCATTTGTCAAGCACCCTCAATAGTACAATGTGTTCGTTGATTCGACCAGTGGTCTTGGAAGGCTTCGTAGTGAGCTTATTCCATTCCCTGTTGATCGTCGATGGTGCTTTCTTCATAACATGAGGAAGGAACTCATCTGGCTTTCGGAGTTTGGTAGATCGAGATTGATCAGCGTTCCATCCGTAGATAGTTGTGCCTTTACAGGTAAACCCTTTCGGACCATCAGCAACCAGTTCAATGATAATCCGAAGATTGGTATTGAACATGAACAGCCGTTGAGCGCCAACAATCTTTCGAGGATCGATAGACTTGATGCCATACTCGCTGGACTCTGCCAGATATTTAATTCCGGCAGTCTGTTTGGTGGCAGTGATTACCTTCTTGGCACGAGGCTTCTTGGCATGATCACCAAGTATGCCGTCAACGCTCTTGAGAGCCGCCTGAAGCGTTTTAGCACAAGCCCTACGCTCGGCATCAGAAAGATAATTATAGCCTTCCTTGGCCTGCTCACCGCGATCCTTGAAGTCATCTAGCATCGCAAGGATGAGTGGACGAACTTTCTCACGAATTGATTTTAGGGTTTCTCCATGCTTGGCATGAAGTCCCTTGATATCGATCCCGGCTTCATAGTTACCGGCCATCCATTCATCCACCATATCTTCGATAGCATCAATGATAGGTGATGGAATGTATCTGGGAATTGCATCTTCGGAATGTTCGACCCTTTTCGCCACATCGAATTGTGGTGAATTCAAAAATATAGCGAGGGCACCACCGATATAATCCTTCTCATCATCATCAAGTTCCCATCCTTTATCTGCCATGACAATAAGTCTTTCGGCAGCAGGGGACAATGCCCACATTGGGCTTTGACGATATCGAGAAAGATTTGGATTAGTCCACCCCAAGGCGATAAGATACTTCACCACATAAGGGCGGTATTCTTTCTGGGTGTAGAAATAATTTAGATACTGAACCCTGTCATATTTGGCAAGCAGTCGCTCCTTTGGATCGGACGGACATTCGGACCAATCTGGTTCTGACGCATACTTACGTTCCAGATTCCGGTCCATTGTTGCTCGGGTTTTGGTTTTGGCCATATTACTGGAATACCACACCCACCAGCATATCAGCACCATCGTCGCTAGATGAGAACAGTCCACCGCCGATAGCAGCGAGTTCATAGCACAGCTTCGTCATGGAAACTTCGGTGGGTGTCGGCTTGTGACGGACCTGTGAAATGATATTGATAGCTCGACCATCATCAAGACAAGCCTGCCATGCCCATGCAGCCATACCGGGGATATTATGTGGAACTCTGGTCACCATAACATCACCATACTCCCGAAGAAACTCTCCGGACTGCATGACTGGAACATCATTAATAGATTTGGTCATCGTAATTTCCTCTTCAAACGTTACGGCTATAATACATATGCCAACTCATGATGTCAATCGACAATTTCAGTGATAGCATCAATAAGCTCTTCATGAGAGATTGCTCCACTCTCAAAAAATCCAACGGTGAACCCGGCAGCAACCACAGCATCATTATAGCGAGACTTGTATTTAAGACCTTCGCTCACAGATGCTTCAAGCAGTATTTTGAGATCAGCTATGTCACTTTCCAATCTGTCTATTTTAGCACAATACCCTTTGGCAGTTGCTTTGGAGTCTGCCGCTTCGGCCCTACTAATATCAATATTGTGCTGAAGATGATTAACTTCATCACGCAATTCGTAAATCATATCCATAAGGTCAGCTACGGGCTTCTCTAACAGAGTATCATGATCAGCCCGGTTGGCAGCCTCGGCAATATTGGCCTCAATTCTATTGTGGAATTTTCTCAATTTGTGGACTTCTGTTATAAAGTCTTGCATGTATCGAGTCTGATTGCCCATGTCGGCGCTTGCCTTTTCATTGTACACTTTGTACAGATCGGCAATTGCTCCCTCGATGTCAAATTCATACGGACCATCAACTTCACCCAATTCCGATTGGGCTTTAGTGATAGTTTCGAACAGGTCTTCGTATGTTGTTTCATATTCCATATTAAAAATCCATCGAGTCTTTCAGGAGATCAAGTAGCTCCTCGTGGGTGATAACCTTATTGACGATTGCCTCAGAAGAAAATCCGACCGCATCAAGAACCTGATTGTAGAGGGCTTCGTACTTTGCTCCCCTCGCAATAACATCTGCCATAGCAACTTGTTCTGCATTGGCATTCTTGACGGCAGTGGCAATGGCTTCCTGAAGTCCTTCATTGTGCTTTTTGAGATCAGCCAACCTGCCATCATATTCGTGGAGGATGCATGACAGTTCCTTGTCGCGACCATTCATATACTGAATGTCATCATACAGCTCTTGGTGTTTGTTCGGAGTCTCTTTGAGGATATAAATCTCAGTTTCAAGGTCAAGGAGACGAGCCTTTACGGCTGCTGTATTCCCGTCAGCGTGACTGCTAATATAATTGAGATCGTCTCGCAAATTAGACATAGTGTCTAATGCACCAACCATATCGACTTGGAGATGATCAATCGCAATATTAATGTCATCTAATCTAATATTATTGTTCATCGAACTGTCCTTCAATCATATCCATAATATCGGCATGGGTTACATTCCCAGCCTCGAAATATTCTTGGGTGAATCCCAATTTCCTAACAACATCAAAATACTGAGATTGTCTTTCGGTATTTGACTGTTCAGTCACTAATCTGTTGATATGACCATTCAGCGTATTAATCATATTTTTCAAATTCTCGATCTTCCTATTAAGAGCATCTGCTTCGACCTGAGCCGAAATCCTGTTTTTGCGTTCTTCATCTCCAAATTTTATAGCATTGCCAGCAAGTTTTTCATAATGATCCATGATCCCCACAACAAGCCTGCCTTGCTCATACACAGTCTTACTGTCTGTAAGTTGTGCAATTACATTAGTAAGCCTAATATCCTTTTTGGATTGCGCTTTGGGGTCAACTTTTTTCATGATCAATTAGTCTCCATGTAAACATGAGCGCCGATACGAACCTTGGCGAGACTTCCATCACTCCAATACGGTCGAATTTCCGCAGTATGGTAGTGAGTCGCCCCATATGTAAAGTCCGGATATGCTCCTGATATAATAAAACTGGCAAGAAGCAATGCTGCTTCGTATGCTTCTAGATTATGAGGTATATCAGATCGACCATCGTTTGTCCATGAAAATTGTGAGCGTTCCCACACAACATCACATACGGTATCCGGAAAGTTCTCAGATTCCATCCGGTTCAATACCACAAGACCAGTAGCAATCCTATCTTCAAGAGATGAGCCTCTGGCCTCGTGATATATGTTTAGAGCCATGCACATGATGTCTGGCCGGTTTCGATCAATGGCGACCGCTGGCGGTGCCTCTACGTCGATTGTAGCCACCATTATGGGGCTGAATGGCGAGATAGGTACGGCCTGTGTCATAACGACATTCGGTCGAAGGGCTTGTTGTACATCGTTCGGACCTTGGAAGGATACTAAAATCCCAGCAAGAAACAATGCAACAAGTCCTCCGACCGCAATGATGATAGATATTTTTGCTTCGCTATTCATAATACGAACCTCCAATTGTTGGCAGGTGTATATCAGTCGAGCATTACCGTGTCAATAGCGACTTCAATAGAAATTGTGCTAGATCGGTCGATTTCCACATAAGGTATCCAATGGCAACAATTGGCCAGAATACCATAGCAGCAAATTGAATAATGCTCACCATGATAACATCAGAACCCAGTCTCGAAACATTTCGAAGGGATATGCCCACCAAACTTCCAACAATCAATCCAATAACAATATATCCGATAATCCAAATCATAGTTAGTACCTCATATTTTCTTGGAGTCGATCAACAGCCTCAACGAATTTGAGAGCTAGATCGTCCATGTCTGAAACGAATTCTTCATTGAAGGTGATGTGACGAGTGTTGAGATCGATAGATATTAACATCTCACCATCTGTTCCCGTGAAGACCATTGAATGTGGGCCGGTTAATGTGGTGTCTAGTATGACAGTCCCATCAGTATTGATACAGAATTCTGTACCGTCAACACCATCGAGATTATCCCAGTCCGAATCAACGATATACTCATCTTCACGCATATTAATTACCCTTGAGGTTATTGTCGAGAAGGAATGCTTCTACGGTCCACTGAAGTCCGGATAGTGACACAGCACCATCTTCGCCAATATTAGTCTTGACGATCAGACCAAGGGAACGGGCCGAAGAAATTTCCTGTTCGGTCATGTCAAATACGATGACTTCTTCAACCATAATAGCCTCCAAGTGTTATCATTGACTACATGATAACCGGCAGGCGCACTTGTGTCAATAGCCATTACAAATGGCGTGTGCTTTATTTAGTTCGAAGAAAAGCGCTGGCGTTCTATATGTATAATATGTTGTGGTTAATTTAAGAAGCTGCTTGTATGTTACTGGTGGTTGATTCATATCATAATGCCTTTGCTAGATCAAAATATTCTTGTTCGCCAGTTTCGGGATTCCGAAATGCTGACCAAGTGCCGGGATTGCCGAAACCTCGACCTTCCCGACGCTTCATATCCAAATGAAGTCCGGGGCGGGGCTTCCAATCAGGATACACCCCAATTCCAATGAAGCCAACTGTTGTGGCGATTTCAACGGCTCGTTGTCGATCTTCTGCCGTATCCATACCGTGAGGCATGAGATCAAGAGCAAGGGACTTCCCTCAGCGATCTTCATTGTGACCTGACGTATTGTCAGGGCCTAGGTTTCTAAGGATAGCACCCGGTGCCGGAGATACTTCAACAGGGGCACCCCACAAGTGTCTGAACGCATCAGCACCTAACAGTGTCATCACTTCGATCCTGTGATAATATCCCCGGAACTCTGCTTCCTTATAATATTTCAAACTCATATGTAAGCTACCTTCATGTTGGGGGAATTGAATTCTGGACGTCTATCTCCATCAATTCCGTAGAATGTCACACTCTTAAACGTGTTGAACCTGTCACTAAGACAGATGATCCAATACTCTTCCCAGACCTTAGTGAAGTCTGTCTTCTCAGAAACTTCTGATCTGGTTATGTTTGGATCGTCGTAATTCTTGATGTCTCGATTGGAATATGTAGCGGAAGAGTCTCCGGTAAACACACTGTCAAATCCAAACATGTGAATTTCACTATCAGGATATTTATCACTTGCATACAGATATGCCAGATGTCCACTTGAGAGATATCGTTGCTTGTCGTCGAGCGCAAACTCTTCAGGACATTCGACAACAGCTTCCAATAGATCACTGGCATCCAGAAAATCTTTGAACGTATCGGGAGAGGCCGGTCTGTTCTTGAATGTCGAGCATCCATTATGGGCGCGTCTCGACATTACAAATCGAATATCATCCAATCGATTTCTAAGTGGATAGTTTCGGTACATCATTACTGCTAGCGAGTCTGCACACACAACCGTCTGTACGCCCACCAGAGCCTCATCATACACATTGATGCCTATGACATCATCCCATTCAAATTCGTCCTGTATGGCAATAAAATTAGCCCTACTTGGACCGTTGCCAACAATGGCGATCTTTTTAGAAGGGGACTGAATCTTTGAGGGGCCAGCTTTGCTCAAGGACAGGGAAGATTCTTCGTTTGATGTGTCGCTTTCCGGCTGGTCCGGTCCAATGAAGTATTTTAGGTTCATCGTATTCATATCCCGCTACTATCATTAGTCGTTGGTAATTCCAAGAATAGTCCAAAAATTGGATGCCTTTCAAGTATTTTTCATTACCTCTCATCAAGCAATCCAAATATTCTTGATCACCTCTTTGTTTAGGATGATGACGCGGTGCGGCTTCCCATTCGGCAAGAACTATAGGGCGACCATATTTAACTATCACTCCTGAATTGATACCACCGGTATACCAATCGTTAGTAACGGCAATGCAGTGTCCAATATGATATTTTTCCAAATTATCGGTATATCTTTGAACTGAAGCACGCATATTAGCCCGAACCTCAACATCATTATCAACCCACAAGACTCGATCACTTGTGCAATTGAGGAGAGCGGTTGGCTTCTTCAGCCATGCCGGGCCTTTCTGCTTACCATCATCAGGGATCGGAATAATAGTAGCTGGTTTGCCACTATATCTCAGAACGAACTCCTTGACGATTTCAATATTATCTTCGGACATACCAAAGTCTGCGATATGGAAATTGCTGAGAACCTCGCCTTTATATGCCCGTTGCTCATGATACATCAGTTGACGAATTACCGCCAGCATATAATCGACCTGATTATTATCACTACCTAGAAGGTAAGTGAAATCATCTTCGAATTCGGACTGTAGCAATGTGGTCGTCATATTCGGTTACCATTCCAATATCAAAAAATTCTAAAATTGCTTGTTGGACACCCGGAAATCTCGGATCACCCCAGTCATGAAAGATCATCATACCACCATTTTTAATCTTTGGCAAGTATGCCTCAATGTCTCTCTTCACACCCTCATATGAATGATCGGCGTCAACAAATACGAAGTCTATAGAGCCATCAACAAAACGCCACGAGGCGGCAACAGTATCTTCGATGAGCAATCTATGACTATGCTGCTCCAAGTCCCCAAGAAAATTCACGATGTCCTTGGCATATGCAGCATGATCCCACTTGTGGCCATTCTCACCTTCAGTATAAGTCTCCTCGGTGCCCTCTTGAGGTGCATAGAGATCGATCCCAACGTAAGCGATGTCGGGACATTGCCTGCAAATATGTTTGAAAGTATCACCCTTCCACACACCAAGTTCAACTCCGGATTTATACCCGTGCTTCTTGATCAATCGCTCTATCACATACCGTCTATGAAGCATTACTTGTGCCCATGCGATTTAGTGATACGAGTCATCGTGGTTTCTAGATATTTGAATTCAGGGAGATCGCCGTAGACCGCGTTCGTCCATTCAAGAAGATTGATGAATTCGCTAATATAGGAATTGTCTTTCTCTGGATCGAGAGCCACGCTCTCAAGATTGGCAAGCTTTTTAGTAATATGCTTACGAGCATCCTCCCTAGAACGAGTACCAGCCCCACCGACAGTCCACACATCTTCTTCTTCTCTTGCTGCTCTGGCACTGTTTACATTGCCCGCACCAAAATCATCTGGACTCATTTCCAGCATAGCCGTGGCTTCGGTTATAGTTGATTTGCTCATAGTATATATGCTAAAAGGCAGAAAATTCCTGCACCGATTACAAATAATCCAAGAATGATTAAAGCTGCCATGGTATTAACTGCCTTTCTTCGCATTGATAGCAAGGATAAGTTCGACCAGACACGCCAGAATTAAATATGACATTGTGTATCGATGTGTGCTATCGTCTTTGGTGATGGTAATATCCTCATGAATGAGTGTTACTGATACCGGAATCATATCGGAACCACCAGAGATCACCCAACTAACATTGTTATATGTCAGATCGATGATAGACAGTGCTTCACTATAATTCCCATCAAGGGCAGACTTCAGTGAGCCATAGAGTGCATCATTCAATCCGAGAACATTACTGTAGTGTCGAACTACAGCTTCATCTTCGGTATCCACCAATTGAGAATTGGTCAATTCATCCAAAAGGAGTTTCAGATTAGTGGATCGTGACACTTCAGCCTTAAAGGTTACCATCAGGAATTCCTCAGAGTGTTTGGGAGGGGCATTATTACCCCTCCCGTTTACTTATCACTGCTTAGTCGGCGTACCCGGAGCGGATCGCATCATAAAGTCCCGAAGTGAAGAACCAGCCTTCGAATCGGTAAACTCGTTAACGCCATCATCGACATCTCGTGCGCCTTCATTGTCGGTAGCTTCGGCGGTATCGGCCTCTTCCGAATTACCAGCCATACGAGCCTGAACAATTTCCATTGTTTCGGTCATGAGGGCCATGACAGTGTTGGTTTCAACCATGCGGTCGAACTCGTCACTGTCAACATCCATGTCCTTGACGCCCGGTGAATTCGCTGCTTCAAACCCTGCACGGAACTGACGATTAGCAACCCGAGACGAAAGCTTTGATGACATGATCATCATTTCTTCCATGCCGATAATGTGACCTTCAAGAAAATTCACCTTCTCTTCGGCACTCATTGCACTGTACTCTTCTTTAGTCATAACAAACCCTTTCGGTTATTGAGGGCGACCTTGGCCGCGAGTGAATCGACGCTTGGTCTGTGCGCCCTTGGAAATATCCCGAGATCGGAATGACCCACCAATAGAAGTCTTCTTCTTGATAGTGGGCTTAGTTTTGGAGTTGCCTCCGACTGCCTTTGCCATAATTACCTCTTGCTGTTAATTCCAAACTGTTTCAAATATGTACAGTACTCGGTCATGACTGTCAATAGCCGTCTGTGGTTTTTGTGTGATTTATCGACACCACAGTCTCGGTTCTTAATCCACCTGAGGCGAGCCGCATCATTAAGTGGCTTCCCATTGGTGAGATGTTCATACTCGGCCTTCAGTCGTAACATTTCGCTGATAATCCGAAAGTCATCATCGTCATTTGTCTTCATTGTCGTCATCTTTCTCTTCATCAGGATTAAGAAATGCTTTCATTCGTGCCCGTTTATCTTCGGCTGCCTTCTTGGCGCTTTCCATAAGATATCCTAACAGTAGGAATATCATGAATGCTCCACCAGCGACCGCCGCAACAAGATGAATTGCCAGCAACCAGTTAATCGCTAGAACATAGAAATGAACCAGTATATATCCGAGACAGAAATATACTGTAAACTTGAGGGTAAAATATATTGCATTTCCCAAAACACCCATCACATTGCTCCAAGCGTGTCTAGAATCTTATCTTCCATGTCGCGCCAATTTGAAACACATCCCATCATATTGTCAGTAGTGTCATCTTTGAAGGCAACGATTGCTTCATGCAGATTATATGGGTGTGTATGGATGATAGTCTTATGGCCCACACCAGCACCGATAACTGCATTATTCACATGATCTTCAATCCAGATATGGCCCGGCGCGAAAGATTTAAGGACTCCCATTTTCGAAACGTTAGTGGGGAGACAGTGAATGTCTTTAATAGCTGGTCCGAAGTGTTCATACAGATTATGACGCCGATGATCAGCAGAATAGTGATCACCTCCCAGAGACGAAATCACAACAAACCGAATTCCATGATCATGATAGAGTGATTTGATGATAGGAACAGCTCGTGGAAGTGGATCAAGATATTTAATCCACTGAGTGTCATTGAAATGAGCCACACAATCCATCGCTTCTCTTGGGCTAATATCGTATCTATGGTGGATAGGATATTGAGTGTTGTCAGCGATAATGTGACCCTTTTGAGTGATCATCCACTCTTCGAAGGACTGGTTCCAATTCATCAGAACTCCATCACAGTCGATCAATATGGTATTATGTTTGTTCATTGCTAACTGCCTCCTCGGCAGATTCATTTTCATTGGCAACTTCCACTGCTACGTCTTCCTCGACGACATCAGCTTCGGTTTGTATAGGTGTCCGTGGCATCAGGTGGAGTTCTTCATTATTATCGAAGAACTCGGTGACCTCTGTCCGCACGGATTCAATATCAGTCTGGTTCTCGGAAGGCCATTGATGAGGGTATCCGATGACACCCCCCAAAATTCCCATATAGCCAGCCTTGTATCGAATGATCCAACCGACTTTCTTTTCTTCGGTATGTACCGTTTCAAGAACAGCACCATGGACGTCTTCATTCTCGGTAGGCGTAAAGGTCAATGGCATTTAAATCTCCGGGGTTAAATTCGTTATCTGTAAGGTACCGTATAGAGTTTTCAATGTCAACCGTTTTTATGCATAAGGATTGCTTCTCTCATTGGTGTGTTCCAGACACCTCGATCTTGCACTATGATTTGGGCAGGGCCTTTATCGACCGCAATAACAGTGACGAGCTTCTTAATCCGAAAGCCTTTAAGTTCTTCGACGGCCATTGCATAAAACTCTTCCTGCATGAAATATCCGGTACACCATTCTTCCCTCTTGGGCTTGCCTGATGTTTTGATATCGATGATAGCAGGTTCGCCATCCCATTCTGCAATGATATCAACTCGGCCTGCAACCCCAAGCTCATCACAGTACAGAGGGGCTTCTAGGGCGTAGATGATACCGATGTGTTTATCGATAAATGGTTTAATGTCATTGAAATTCATTCTGACTAAAGGTGTTGCTGCAATCTCTTTGTTGTTCAGATATCGTTCAACGCATGAGTGAAGGGCAGTGCCTCGATTGGCAGCTTGGAATACAATGGCATCAGCTTCTTCATGCCCGATGCGATCTCGCCACTCGGCTATGATATCGGCAGACAGATGATTAAGACAAGTGGTGATGGAAGGGTATACGTTACCGTTAGGCGTTACGTACGTCCTCCCATCCTCTTGTGTGTCACAATCTAATTCTTCAAACTCTAGAAGTTCATGGGTGAACGTTCTTACCATTAAATACTCGTTTTCTTACTGACCGGGGCTTCCACTCGTCTAGAGTGATTCGTTTGTGCTTATTAGCTTTCCGGTTACGGGGGTCACGTTTGCCATATTTGGCCATCACGATAATCCTTAAAAGTCTGGTGGTAGCATTCCGCTATTCTTGAGACGTTCTTTGGTCATAATGTAATCACGAACGATTCCGCTTCTTACAATATCTTTCCAACCGAACTCAACGATTGTAAAATCTTCCATTTCATTGGCGATCTTGAGGAATTGGGCAATGCCTGCCTTATCTTTGGATCGTTCAAGGTCTGTCTGGGTATAGTCACCACACAGAACAATCTTGGAATTCTTACCTAACCTTGTTATCACAGAATCCAGCTCATGTCCAGTTAAATTTTGCATCTCATCCACAATGACAATAGTATCATGCCATGATACGCCTCTAACGAATGATGTAGATTCGAATTGAATGGTGCCGTCTTCGGTTAACTTCTTCCAAGCATCCGGAACCTTGAATAGTTCATGGAGAATGCCTTCATATGGTCTGGTATAAACTTCGGTCTTCTCTTGTTCAGTACCGGGCAGAAACCCCATGTCTCTGGTAGGGACCACAGATCGAACAATCATCAATCGTTTATAATCTGAGTCCGGATCGAGGACATCTTCAATACCCATGGCAATTGCCAGAAAGGTCTTCCCGGTACCGGCTGATCCAGATAGGATCAAGTGGTCACCATTGTCATAAGCACCTAATGCCTTATCTTGGGCATCAGTCATCGGTTCAATATCTACCATATCAAAAAGTCTGACCTTCTTAGAAGTCACAGGCCTTTTTCTGGACATTCAGTATCTTTTCTTATCTAGTTGTTGACGGTATTGTTCCCCGGAGCGCTTTTATTAATTCGCTTTAGAACCTCTTTCCATCCGTCCGAAGTCTTGGAGAGGGTCGAGCCTTGTTGAGATACCAGAGAAGGGGCACTAATCCATACCCGTTCCCAGTCATCCCCAAGCTCTTTCACAAACTCATCATATTCCGAAGATGGTACGAAAGGTTCGATGATCTCTTCGGTTGTCTTATTTTTAAAATGATACATTGGCATTAGTAAGTTTCCCATCTGGGGCCGGTTGGCTCCCCTATTACTTTCACCATGACACCGGGAGTGAGTGTATTCACATCAAACCCACTATGGCCATTACCATAGGTCAGAGTATATTTTTCGGTGAAGTCGATGATCGTTGAGTTTTCTATCTTACGAACAAAGCCTCGGTCAAAATGCATCTGTCTTGCATCGTCAACATGCTCTGCGACAATGTACACACGATCTCTGGCCCTGTTGATACAACGATATAATCTCATGACAAATATCCTATTTGAATTTCAAAGTGACATCAAATCCACGACCCTTCACTATGACATTAAGTTCGTCCAGTGAGATAGGAACGTGGTCAAGCTGTTCACAACTTATGTTAATGTAACGCATGTCTGGTTCATTGTCAACTGTCCGTATGGTGTTGGTATGAAGATGACCATGGACATTCACCTTCCAACGCTCAAGACAATCAGGGTGTACCGGTACGTGAGTGAGAACTCCACCGTACATTGCCCGAACACCATAGACCTTTTCGAAGTGCTTGTTGATTTCATGATGATGGATATCATGATTACCACCAATAAGTCGCTTATGACCATTCAGGCGGGGCAGGACATCGAAACCTGTCTTGTTGATAACAATGTCACCCAGATGATAAACATGGTCTTGTGGACGAACCACAGAGTTCCATTGCTTAACCTGATATTCGGTCATGTCTTCGACACATGCAAAATCCCGAACCTTGTTACCGTCATAGTCGGTAAACTTCAGCATGTTTGCATGGTGGAAATGTGTGTCGGATATAAAAAATGTATTAGCCATGGGAAACTTGTACCATATATTAGTTAGGGAGTCAAGCCCACCTAATGTCTGTGAGCCGGTTTATATCATCATAAAACTGTTCGAGTTCAGTTTGCATATACTCTCGTTTCAGTCGAGTTTTTGCAGCCATTGTGGTTTGACCCTTTTTGGTTAATCGAATTTCTTTATAACGAAGCTTATTGATATCTTGACGTAGGCGCTGTTCTTGTGTTGGTGGTAACATGTTTGTTAAACCTTCTGAAATAGAAACACCGCAAACCTCCTTAAAAGGTTCACGGTGTTCAAGAATTGGAGTAGCTACGTACAAGTTTCCCATACGTTTATTTAGTCTTTGATGACTTGCGGAAACACCCTTTTAAGCACATCGTGAGAGATGTCGTACGGGAAGGACTTATTCATCATGTTGATAAGCAGCAGAGCATCGGTTGGATGAATACCTTCCATGATGTTTTTCATCATGCGGGTGCGGGTGGTGAGTGTATTGGTCCCCGATGCAGACATGGCGATCATGTTATCGACCTTGCGAAGTGACGTAGGATATGACCAATCTGTCGAAGGTGAATATTGCATATCCTCAGGCAAGTCCCAATTGATATCATTGTCAAATGTGCCTCGGATATAGCCCTCAAGACCCTTTGAATAGTTGTTGCGCAGAAATAGCACCTTCGCGTTGTCGTCGGGCAGGGCAGCACATTGCGAAAGAACTTCGAAAATCTCTTTCGGTACGGTATGTAGAATCTTATTCATATGTTTTCACCTATTTGTGCCCATGAGCCAGTCTCAGGGTCTAGAATTATTGCGGAGATGTTGTCTCGCTCAACCGTCATAAGAGTGTCCTCGTCAAGCATAAGACGCTCGATTTCAACCAAGTCAGTCACCTGTTTCGAATCTTGGAGCGTGAACTCATTGACGAATTGAGAGTTAAGAATATATTTCATTCGAGTTCGTCCCGAATTTTCATATATTCATCATATGTCATGGAATTTCCTGTGGAAGTTTGTTCAACAACAAACTCATATTTATCGTCTATAATTTCCGAAGACACTATAAAGTCTTTAGGGGAAGTCTCCATAGCCTTTACGAACATATCCTTTTCAAGTTCAGTCATCGGAAATCTCCTACCATATCTTTAAAGTTCACGTTTTTATTGATGAAATACTCCAACGGGGTTCCGATAGTAATTGAATTGCTCTTCTCATACCCGTCAAGAATGCCATTAACGATCTCATCGGGAATATGACTAAGTGAAATCAATTTGAGATTTCTTTTCAATCGTCTGATTGTGTCGGCATCCATATTACCGGTGAGTAAAGTTGAACTGTCTTCCGATATGAAATCGGCCAGAACCTTTTTGGTAATAGACTTCTGCCGGATGCGATCAGACAAGCAGTTATCCTCAGACAGGATGTTGGGAATGCCGTCACCGACATCTCCTCGGATCAGATGTTCGAATGCATACCTACGGGCATCTTCTGCATAGACCCTAGTCTTTGTGATCGGATCGTACTGATAAACATTCGGTCGCCCATGGAGCTGGATGAAGTCTTTATCCCTAGACACTATCATGATAGGGTCTGCTGGATTGTGATGCACCAAGGTTCCAATGATGTCATCAGCTTCAGTATTAGGTTGCCTGATCACCAGCCATGGAATATGCGCATCGATCTCGTCCAGAACGGTATTGACTGATTCCCACATAGACGCATAGTCAATACCATCATTGGCTCTAGTCTCTCGACGTCTGGCCTTGTACTGCGGGAACACATCACGCCGCCATGAGCCATTGTCACAGCATATTACCATGGTTCCATGATTCGGGAACTTAACCCTGATCTCCCGTAGGGCAGCCAGAATAACATGTCTGGTTTCGTCCAGAGACATTGGTTGGGGAGTTTCGGAGTGGACGATTCGACTGAATACCACTCCACTGAAATCAACTAAAATCATAATATTCGCTTTCCTATGTGTCCTTGAGTGCCTTTGCTAGCTCAGGATCAATATACATAATTTCGATATCATCGATATCATTTACTATATCTGCGGCTTCTGGAATTGATTCGGCATTATTCCTAGAATATACAGGATCAGTGAATATCATCTGCCCACCAAATCTCATCATTATGTTTCCCGAATGAAGGTCTGCTTCAACGCCTCTGGTTATGCCAGCCCATTCGCCAACCTTATCATATTCCCGAATAAATTTACCATACTTCTTCTTGTACTTATCCGGTATGTCATTCCAAATGGTGTCGTTGTTCCATAGAAGTCTGATCAGGTTAATTCGTTCGGAATTAAGTGGCTTCAACTTCTCCATGATCGTAACGGTGTTTCGACCACCACCATATCTAAATGAGATATAGATTTTCGGAGTTGATACGATAGCTGGCCACTGACTTCGTTCGGCAGGGTTTGTGACAAACTTAATCCATCTCTCATATGCTGGATCGGGTTTGTGTGTCACTCGTATCGCATATTTGTTGGCAGTATAGACCACAGCAAATCCACTAGTATCACTGACCAGCTTGGCACCCTTGAAGGCTTCCTCAACAAAGCCTGTGATAAACTTCTGCATCTTAACCTGTCTGCCTGCGAGATTAGATTTCATACTTATCCCTGAGACGTCAGGAGGGGCCGCTGAGAGCCGTTTGGCTGCTTTGATGGCCTTGGGTAGGTCTTCCTTTAAAAACTCGATAAAACTATGCATTTTTTCGCTCTAATGGTTTTGATGTCGCCACGAAATGATGCCGTTCGGCATCACTATGGGATATCATATGGCTACGGTATTTGGAGTCGTCACCAGTAACCTCGTCAAACGTGATAGGATTGTCGCTAATAGAATACATATGATTTACGACATGGTTCAGCTTTTCTTTCCACATAAACGAGGCTTGTTTCGACTGCTCGTTAGATGCCACGATGTTATAATGATGGGTGAGCATCTTGTAGATCGAAACGGCAATCCCTTGTCTGAGGAATTCTTTCCTGACTAGGGGTAAATATACTGATGCGAACGGAAGTCCATTGGGTTTCACGACATGTCTTAGATGCTGGCCTTCGAATTGTGTAATCCGGCCTACAAATATAATCGCCTCTTGTTTGTGAAGAAGATGAAGCGGATTGGCTCCCTCATATTCAGGACCGAAGCCGAAAATATAATTATCAGAACGCTTGGCAGATATACGGTATACCACAACTTTGTCTGTTCGTCCAATGAATTCTGAATCTATATCATCAGAAGTTTGTCGGTCGATTTGTGTTGCAAACGAACCAGCTTCGTCATCGAAGTAGTCCCCGTGATGATATTCTGAGGCATATTCAGGATGTCCAGATGATTCTGGTATGTTTCTATCGAACACGGTCATCCCATTCTCCGGGGCTTAATCTTCTTGGGGCCGATAATAAAATCGTGTCGCTGTTCCGGTTCAAGGTGACCGGTATCGTAATTAGTAGCATGTTGTTGATAATCTTTGGCACTGCCATTGATCATTTTAAGAAATTCTATCTTCCCGAGATATCCATTGATAAGAACCGAATATGCATACGGTGCCAATCGATTTCCAATGACCTTGGCCCATACGTGTTGACTTCCGGTAGATTGCACATGGTCGGCCATAATGTAATATCTCTTGGCCATAGCTGAATATGCGAACGTGGCCAGTCCAAGTCTTGCCTTTTTAGGATGGACCTTAGGGAAGTCCATCTCGTACGCAACGTCCTGCCCAGATAGCTTGACCAAATCTCCGGCGAAATTATGATCATCCTTCTTCACAGATGAGTAGAAATATAATTTGGTGGTTTCGATATCAGTACCGATCTCATCAACAAAGCTGAAGTCTGGTCGCTTGAAATCTAAGCTAGGGTCGATCCCAAGAACAATTCTAGGCTCCTGCTTATATACGCCGACAATAACCCGCATGTGATCATTCACACCCAAGTCCTTGAACTGCACATTAGATGCATCGATCTTGGTTAGGATGCGTTCCATGTCTTCGTCAAAGCGATCCATTCTATTTGGAAAGCCAGACCCAACAGGACCAGATGACATTTCTATCATATTTTTAAATCGTTTCATCACAAGCTCCTAAATGCTTGGAGTGGATTTTAACCCCAATGAATTCGTTATAGTAGTCTTCCCGGAACAGCACCTTTCGGTCAATCTGCTCCTTCAATTCATAATACGACAATTCGCCCTTGGTGGTACAAAACCTAATGATCTCTCGGTGATAATTTTCATGACCATTTTTGGCAATAGCTTCTTCTAGTGCCTTACTTGATCCATAGTATTTCTGCCAGTCAGAAGATCGCTTGACCTTTCTGATTCGCTTAGTTCCCTTGAGAGGTTTAAGTCTAACTGTTTTCCACAGCAGCTTCTTGCCGATATATTTCTTTCCGGTCGAGAGTTCGGTGATACAGTATACGAAACCGATATGGTCCTCGTTTGCTTCAGTGAACTCGACACCATCATATGTCCAACTCATTAGGATTTAGTCGTCCATGTTGAGGATTTGATAAATCTTTCGATGTCAGACTGATCCAGAGTTTTAAATTTAGCCCTATCAGGCACATCGCCAGTATGGCCGGTTCTTAATGATATAACAAGCATTCTGAAATTAGGAAATGTGTCCAAATACCATTGGGCGGCTTTCCTCAAACCAAAATGGCTGGTTGCTTCTAGATTTGAATTGGCTTCTGGGAATCGAATGTCCACCATAACTCGAACCCAACCCTTTTCCATTACAGTGTGTAATAGCTCATCATCATAATCTCGAATTCGTCTATCTGATGGAATTTCATCGTCAGTTAAGTCAAAGCTTTCCGGGAACTCGGCAACCAACTGTGAATGGTTACTACCAATAGGCACAAGAATTACTTTTTCGGTTTTTGGATGATACCATAATCGAGAGTGTAGCCTCGATGTGCCAAGCTTAACTTCAAATCTGCTGATTTTCTCTGGGGCTGATTTTTCGGCATTAGCTTCGGCAAGATATTGGGTAAATGTTAGCATATAAAGTACCAGTTTTGATTGTTATACTACTATTTATCCTTCACAGGATTCACAGGTAGATTCTCGGGCGGCACTGATACCGGCCTTCGATCTCATGTAATACAGACTCTTGATATTATCATCCATCAAACCATACCTATGGACTCTGGAAATATGTGCCTCGTGGGCATCAGCACCAAAGAACAAATTGATTGATTGTGCCTGATCGATATATTTTTGTCTGGCACTAGCCAGTTTCAAGATTGAGTATTGATCGATCTCGAATGCGGTTTTAAAAACATCCTTCTCGTGAGGTGTCATCCAGTCAACATGTTGGACTGATCCATTGGTGTCGATGATGTTCTTTGCAAGGGCCTTGGTCCACTTTCCTCTACTTTTTGCAAAGGCTATGAATGCAGGATTGACCCGTTCCATCTCTCCGGCAGCAGTTGCCTGATTGTAAACATTCTCCACCACTGGTTCGATGCCCTGAGAAACGCCACCACAAATCAATGCCGAAGATGTGTTGGGAGCTACAGCTAGTCTATGAGTATTGCGAACTCCAAATCCTCGGCACCATTCAGGTTCTCCCATAACCTCGGCCATATATTTCGATGCCCGAAGACTTTCATCGTCAAGGTGTTTGAATATCTCAATATTGATATCAGCGGACTGTTCGAAGGGGATCATGTGTGACTGGATGTAGGTGTGATAACCTAGAAGTCCTAGCCCGAGTGCCCTACCCTTTTCGGTAGCTCGTACAGCCCGCTCAAGCCCTCTGATGTTGCGACCCAATGTGATAAATTCTTCGGCAACACAATCCAGAAAGATCGTTGCCCAGAAAACGGAATCGGTATTCTTCCATTCATCATACTTGGATGCATTCATTGACGATAGGACACATGTGAATGTGTGATCAGCATCTGAATGAAGAGTGATCTCTGTGCAGAGATTTGATGCCTTGACTGATAGGTCATGGGCGGCATACATTGGAGGGTTTTGATCGTTGACATGATCGACCTTGAATAGATATCCCTTACCGGTCACGCATTTTGTTTTCATCGCACGTTTCCATCGACGAATTGCATCTGGATCATTAGCCTCTAGCCGGGCAATGAAAGCCTTGGATACAATCCATCCGATATTTAAATCGTCAGGATTTGAATACATGTGTTCCACAATTTCAAAGAAGTCTGGGTGATCGATCTCGATATATCCAGCCCAAGCGCCCCTACGAGTATTTCCTTGGGAGACGTCACGAGATAACTGTACGAAATCCTTCAAGACTGTCAATGTGCCTGACGCATGGCCACCAGAAGCGATAGGTGCGCCTCTCGGTCTAATGTTCCCCAGATACGAAGACGTCCCGAAACCATTTTTGGTCAGGATCGCTGTTTCTAATTGAGCATCGTAGAAGCCATAGATCGAATCTTCGACATATCCACCGGAACAGGACACAGGACATCCTCTGGCTGTTCCCATATTGGCGAGTACTGGTGTTGCCAGAGCCAGCCAGCCATTCCATAGCATCTGGAAGAACTTTGATTCTGCCTGTCCTTGGATGTCTTCCGGTAGGTGTTTAGCTGCGGCCTTGGCAATTCTCTCGAACGTGGACTTTACGGTTTCGCCCGGCAGCACATATTTGCTTTGAAATAATTGATAGCCATTAGTAGTCAACCAATCGGGGGCCGTTCCGGCTTCTACTGCTAGTTTACGCTCCTCCCTGAGTTTGTCGATAATTGTCAGGTCTGAGTCATTCACCATCTTCGGGTTCCCATGTAAAGTTGTCTTCGTTCCAGTTTCTATTGTATTGATTTCCAATCCCAGTGAAAAAATCATTCATCTGATATCCATTGATCCCATCATAGAACCATTCGGCAATTGGATTGTATGTGACTTTGAATATTGATTTCATGTCGAGCTGTTTAAGGCATTCGTCGATCCGAGATTCGATAAAGTGCTGCATTTGACGCTTAGTGATGCCTTCGATATCACCTTTCTCGAAAATCATGTCAACGACTCTAAACTCGTGGTCGCGAACCTGCATGGCAGCATCAATGATTTTCTGTTCTCGGGCCTCGTGGTCACCCAATGCTCTGGAAGCCTCTAGTTCGGCCTTCAGTTGCTTGTAAAGCCATGCTCCACCCAGACAGTGTAGGTTCTCATCCCGTACGCTGAAATTAATTCCTCGTACGACATTGAGGAGCTTGTTCTTACCCTTGGATTGGAAGTGCTTCAGGAATGCGAACGAGGAATATAGGACAGCTCCCTCAACCATAGAGAAAACTGCCAAAGACAATAGATCATCATCCTCATTGTTGACATATTCATCAACAAATTCCATCCTAGCCTTGAGGTCAGGATCGTTCACATAATCTGTGTAGAATTCTTCGTTGTTGAGGTGTAGGGCTTCGTTGATTTTGTTGTAGAATGGTGCATGGACATTGATCTCAAAATATGAGAAAGAATTGGCCATTTTCTGGATGTCTGGTCTGGGGAAGGAGTTCTTGACTCGACCGCCCCAATATTCATTACCGGCAACTAGCTCATATAGGGTGAATAGCTTGAGGACCGTAATCACCCCATGGCGCTCAGAATCGGTAAAGTTGACCATGATGTCCTGAACATCTTTTTCGACTTCAATTTCATCTGAGGTCCAGAACACATCATTCTGAGACTTGGCCATTTCGACCGGGGCCTTATAGTCGAACACATACGCCTCTTTGGGTATGTACATCTGAGGTCCGAGAATAATCGGAGACTCGATCAAATTATCATAGCCTCCAATATGAACTTCCTCACCATCACATGTTGCATAAATCTGGGGAACACTTGAAGTTCCCGTATCGCGATAGAAGTCCTTGCGAAGTTCATCATCACTAAGGTCATGGGTTGTAAATCGAATGTCGCGATCAGCCAGAAACCTCTTGGCCTTCACGCAGAATGGGCAACCATCCTTAGTGTACATATTGATAATTCGCATACAGAACTCCTGTCCGAATGTTGAGACATTCAGAGTATTATGTTAATTGTTAATGAATTTTAGTTAGGCAGTCGGAACTGACGGCGCTGACATTTGTGACCAGCGACCCAATTCACGAATCAAGTCTTGAACCATCTCAGGAGAAGGAGCTTGATTGGAGTCAACGAGCTTTGAAGTTTGAGCTAGTTTTCTGACCAGCATTGCCCGCCATAGTGGACTGTCTTCATCGCCTTCTTCTTCTTCCTCATCGAGCATCTTATCGGGATCATCACATCCACAATCTTCATTGAAAGAATCGATGATAGCATGATCTTCGGCAATTGAACTTTCAATCATTTCTCTGTATGCCTCTACAGCATTTAGGTCTGACATTATTTCGTTATCCTTACACTTGTGAGAGACTTCAGATTCTTTAGATCACGACCGAAACGAGCAAGGTCTGCCTCGTCTCCCTCGACAACCAGCCGAACCTTTTTAGCTTTGTCGGTAGCTTTACTAGTAATACTTAGGCTATAAGAGCTTTCTGCGATAGATGCAAAATGGTTTTGTGCGGCCAGTGTCTTACCGTGATGGGCAGGTGCTAGTTCCAACATAAATGTCACTGATGGTAGGCTGAATGTGTCGAACTCAAGAGCATCAAGGCTAGATTCCTCCACCTCATGGGGATCGCTTGCAATAGGGGTTCCGGTCTTATCATATACTGCCGTACCTTGACCAGCTTCCCGGAGTTGCCCAGAAGCGGCCTTATGGAAATTGTTATTTGGATTTCGGACGGGCATTGTCTTGGTAGGATCATCCTCGTCTCGAATGAATGGGCAGGTGCCCATCTTGGTATATGCGTCCATTACGTCTTTCATTAATTATCTCCCTCGGACGACAATAGATCATTATGATCTTGCCATCTCTGATTTAGTCTTCGAATGCGTGCCATGTTACGGGCACACGTCTCATTATTATTGAAATATTCTGTAACCATTATTCGATTATAATCATCCTCGCCCGTCTCTGACTGAAGAATCATCGATAGAATCTCAGCAGGAACAACTGGCGGTAATGGACATGTCATATAGTCATCAGGGATGGTAGAGAATACCGTTTCAATCTTCACACGATCAATGTCAGGTCCACGATTGAATAATGATGCACACCCTGTGATAAAAATCGAGGCGATGCATACTAGTAGCACTTTATTCATTGTCAGATAACTCTTCTTGTAGGGTAGCGGCTCGCTGGTTGAGCAATGTCATAAACACTCTGGTCCTATTGGATAGGGAACCATCAGCCTCTGGGACTTGTCCGGTTCTAACCGTGTCTTGGAGAGCTGTTATGAACGTTGCTTGCTCAATAGCTTCTGATTGGGCCAATGCAAGTTCCTTTTGAATTTCACCATTAAGGTTTCGTTCAACAATCAACGACGCATTGGCAGCGTCCAATTCAGTTTGGAGTTGTGTTGCATTACATTCGTTAACAACACTGTCCCTTATAGCATCTCCGAACTGATTTGTCAAGAGTATAATCAGTCCCACTGCCATCACCCCGAGAGTGATTTGCCAGTTTTTTAATACCCAACCAATAATCGCGCCTAGAACCACCATGACGTATTAGTATTGCTCATCATCTTCAGGGTTCTTGGACGAGATTGCAACACCAAAATGGACAGTACCCTCGTCAGAACCAGTAGCAGCGTCAACATTGACCTGAGTCGAACCAAAGTTAGCAGCAAACCGATGTGGGTTCTTAATGATGTCTCCACCGCGAAGGGCACGCTTCAGCGCTCTAAGGCCTCTTAGTTGAAATGCATAAGGATCACGACCAACCGGGACTTTGACTTGATACTCGCCATCTGTCCACATCTCACCGTCAGGACTGCCAACCGATTGAGGGGACATTAGGATTTTACCACCAAGCTTGGTGATTGTCTTATCGACGATTGCATTAACCTTCTTCACTACACCGGGCTTGAAGAAATTCCTAACCTTACCTAGAAGACTAGCTTCGTTTGTTACATCAACCATATTAATCTTCCTGATCCATCTCAACAGCACCATCGGTTTTGTCCATAAAGTTCATGAATAGTCCCTTGTTGGTGAATACTTTGCGTTTGGTGTTGCCTGTTTGCTCATCAGGATATTGAACAATCCATCTTTGAACTGCTTCGTTCTGCATTAGACGAATCGCATCGATAACACTGTCTTCGATATCGCCCTGCCAGATGTTTCCTTCAACCTTCATAGGGTTCTTTGGAATGTGAGGGAACTTGGCATTTGCACCACGTAGGCCAGTGTTCACAACATCATCAGCATCTTTGATATGCTGATCTTTTTTAGGAACCTTCGGAGCTTTGACTTCCTCGATAGCGTTGCCAGACTTTACTGTGTCCTCGGCGTGGCGATAGACAACCTTTTTAGGGGCAGTCTTCTTGGCGATTTTGGATTTAGCTCGTAGCTTGAACTTACGGCGACCATGACGAAGCTTCTTACCAGAACCGGGTTTCTTGGCATCGGTCGGAAGTGAGATACCACCACCACTTACCGAAACACCACCTACAGACTCATCAATTTCATCTTCGGCTTCATCTTCGTCTGGCTCACCGTCACCATCTTTGTCCTTAGGCTGAATATTATTCACCTTGACCTTTTTGGATTCTCCGAGACGTGAGATAGATGCAGCCGCAGTATTACCGAGAGGATTTCCACCAACAGGCAACGCAACTCCATCGGATGGAATTGGTTCACTGACAACAGAACCATCTTCGGCATCAGCGACATCATCGGTCGGTGCCACGAATGGAGCGGTTTGAAGCTTGACCAGTTTTTGAAGAGCGGTTTGCTTCAGCATTGCAAGTCTAATTTTTCTTGCTGACATAGACTTCATCAGGAAATACGCATCTGATAGGCCATCCTTATCGAGGATGCCTAGAGTAGCTCTTAGAGTTCCCTCGAACTGAGATGCCGAAGAAGAGAAATTACTATCGTATTCAGATCGACCAAACTCATCAAAAATATCATCAAGTTCATCGTCAAGCTGTTTAGCCATACTGTCAATTTTAGTGACGGTCTTAAGACGATCTTCGGAGTCTTCGAACTGAAGAATGTACACCCGAGCATCTCCGGATTCGGAATATGTTTCGTTGACGTGTGCAACGTCCTTGATGTAATCCTCAAGCTGTTCCCAGAAACCTTTGAGTGCTTCCATGATACGCTTACGATCACCGTCAGTGTATTCGATGCTTTCGGCAATACTGAAGGATTCATTTTGCCTCCCACCCAAAATCCTACCCTTAGGAGCTTTGATTTCAAAAGCATCATCGCCGTATTTTT